ATGCCACTGTTCACCCATCACCAGGCGCATCGCCGCAAACCTGTCCTCAGGTCTGGTGCCGCGTATGGATGCAGTGATGGTCTTTAAGAACTCTTCGCCGTGCTGACCACCATAGTTATTAACATAATCCTGCACCATGAGTTCGTTATAACGAGTAAGCTCTGTGCCTGTATGCGGTAATGCGGCTACTTCATGCAACGACTCATGCAATACAGTGCCCATCTGAGCTTGGTATGAGGACATATAACGCGCAAAATCAAGGGGTTCTCTATCTACTTCGTGTATTATCCTGGTATATGCAGTGTCCCCTTCATAGCCAGCCAGTGCCTCGATCACACCGTCCCCTACCAGATAGTAAGGATCGCTAAAGTCATAATCACTCCTACCACCAGCATAAGCACCCATACCGCGCACGATGTAAACAGGTTTGACTCTAGGCCCAAGGTTGCCTGTGCCCTGCTGATTCCATGACCTTAGGCCCATCTTAGCGATTTGTTCATAAGGGTGGTACGACGAACCCTTATCTCTTCCCTGCCACTCGCTTATAGTGCTATTGGACTCCATGACTATCATCGGTTGGATGGTTATGCCAGTCTCACCAAGGGCGCGCCGCATGCGGGTTTCCATCAAGTCCTGAGACTCTTGATTCAGTCTCCAGTCACCTGTCCAGAGGTAGTTATCTCCTCTATGCTCCGGCTTACGGTTTGCTTGATAGGGTGCATTATCACGCGCCGCTCTCTCTTCGTCAGTCGCCCTACGGACGTTGAGTAGCTCTCCTGACTTTGCAAGTTCCTGGGAACTCATCTTGGGGTATATCAGGTACGGCTGGAAGAATATCTCGGTGCCAAGGTCTTCATCAGCCGCTACTAACCCAGGCAGCAAGGAGTCGAACTGGCCTGCTTTATAAGGCGTGCGCAGATCACGCAGACGCTGGGCTTCTGTCCAGTTGCCCGACGCTAACGCAGATTGAAATTCAGCTAAGCCAGGCGTGACCATTGACTAGAGGAGACCAGTATTCGGAGTGTGAGCAGGCTGTGCGGTGCCACCTCTGTAGCGCGCTAACACAGCTTTATTACCCTCTTTCTGGACCATAGCCCTACGCTGTTCTTTACTTGAAGTCATCATGTTATTGCGCATAGCGGTCTGCGATAGGCTTTCTTGCATCAGTGGTATGTGCTGTTGCTTCTTAGCTATGTCGCGATAGCTACCCGCCTCTTCTGCGATGTTCAAGACGACTTCGGTAAATTCACTTATAGCCATTAGCCTGCAAACTCCTGTCCAACCCTACTGGGGCTGGCTACATCTGGTGTGAGTGGTGCGCGCGTCCCACGCTGGGGGCCGCCTGCTGGGGCGGCTGGCGGCATGCCTGGCATGCCGCCTCCTCCAAGCCCGCCGCCTGCAAGATCGCCGCCCAATATGGACTCGTCCAAGACACTTGGCCCGCCACCTTGTTGCTGTGCCTGCTCTTCCTTTGCACGCTGTTTCTCTAGTAATTCCAGCAAGCCAACCTCGCGTGCAACCTCCTGCGCTAGTACCTTCTGAACCATAGGGTCACTGCGCACGAAGTCTTCTAGCAACCGTTTGCGCTCGCCAGTGGCATCTTCCAGGCGCGCGTCTGCATTCCAGTATGTCTCACGCGACTTAACACCGGCCTGGACTTCACGTAGTCCCATCTCACGTTGCTGTAATTGCAACACTGGGTCTACTAATTCAAAACTTATGCGCACCGAGTAATCACGTTCTATCTCTGTGGGACTGACATCGAACCCCCGTACATACATATCCAAGTCCATGACATCTATGAGCTGCAGAATATGCTCTGCTGATCTGCTTGCAAGGTGTTCTAACTGCTTGGATGGTGCAACGAACTTGCGCATGGCACTGGTGGATAAGATAGCCTGCTGACCTACTGTGCTAACGCCCTGGTCACGTATACCTGCCAGCGAACGCGAGTATGTGCCAAGCTCCATGTCCTTATCCAACCACTGCTCAGACTCGAACATCCAGCCTGGCAGTTGCTGTAGCTCCATGCGTCCGACCTCACCACGGTTGGCAACCTCGATAATGTCACTGCGTGCAAGTTGTTCTTGCAGTTCATCTGCACTACCAGTAGTCACCACTGGGTTAAATGTGGCTTCGATCAGTGCGTTGTGTCTGCCAGCGACTGCCTGCGCCTGTGCTTTCAAAGACTCTAGCGCGTGGTCTAATAACCCCACTGCAAGATGAGTAGGGTCTATCTCTGATATGCTGGTAGGCTCCTGACCGTAGCCGGAGAATGCGTGTGCATACGGCACGAATCCCCAGGTGTTCTTTTCCACGAATAATAGATCGCCTGCATCCGTGACAAGCGCGTGCCAGCACTCGCTCCACCATTCGTCACACAAGATCATCTCGAATGGATTGTCTTGGACCTCCCAGAGATTTACCTCGACCCCGTTCCCCTTCCCCTTCTGGTCGGCCCTAGCCCTAGTCATCTCGGCCAGGTCTTGACTGAGCCTATAGGTGTGCTTAATAGCCAACCTAGGCTCCTTTTTAAGGGGGTCTAAGAGGACTCTGGCCGGATGAACGGCCCTCGTTCGGAAGGGCATCATCGTCTTCTTACGGTGCTCCCAGAGCCTCATACGGCCTTGGAAGTCCTCTGGAGACTCGTTCCTGGCCTTCTTTGGTTCGTCCCTTCGGGACTGCATGATGGTGGTGTCTAGGCCGTCCTCTACCACGGCGTAACCGTAGAGAAGGAGGTGTTTACCTATCTGCTTCCAAGTGAGGTTAGGCTCTTGCAACTGGGCCTCATCCATGATGGCCTTCAGTGCAGGTTCCAACTTATCGGCGCGACGTTTATGTTCCTCACCGATACCCGCAGGAGCACGGTGCACCAGCGGCTCAAAGGCAAGCTGATGGTCTACGGCGTGGTCTACTAGGGCGCGCGGACGCATGGGGATATACCAGTCCGGCCTGTCCATGCCATCGGGCCACAGCTTGAAGGTGCGGTTATAGTAGGTATCTATGTTCTCCCACTTGGCGTGGGTGTTAGACCATAGATCAGAGAGATACTTTCGGTGCTCATGCACCAGTTCGGGTGTCGGTTTATCTTCAAGGGCCAAATCACCACCTCAACCATGTGCGACGCTTGAAGACACTGCTCCATGTTTCGGCATCATTGCCTCTAGCACGGCCCACAGCTTGCGCAAAGCGTCTGAGTTGCCACGCAATCCCAACAGCTAACGGGTAGTCATCGTGTGCACCCGTCTGTCCTTCAATCCTACCATTTTTATTAGGGTTTCGTATGACAGAGTAGAACTGCGAGAGTCCTACTTCTGACGGTATGGTGATGAGGCGTGCAGATATAGCCTCTATCAGCTCACCCCACAGCTCATAACGTGAGCGTTCGTCAGTGTGCCAGCCAACCTTATCTTCACTGCGGTAGTAGAGACGCGGGTAACGCAGTCCTTGCGCGGCGACTATTGTTAGGATACCCCAGTCATTGTCCTCTATGCCCCATATGGGGTTGTGATAGCGTGCAAGCAATGCAATAGAAGCGATTGCAAGCTGGTCTGGAGGCAGTAGGTTGGTCTGGATGTCTGCAACGATGTAACCAGTATTGCGATCCATGATGACCGTCACTGCGTCATCGCCCCCGACACCGTGGGATGTGTCAGTACCTGCCATATACCGGCCATCTTTGTGGAAGTCCTGGTAGATATTGGCCGTTATCGACCCAACAGGCATGATTTCCATGGGATTACGCACATCTTCCCGCATCTGGTTCAGTATGTCGGGGTTGAATGCAGAGATCGTGCGTGGCGGCGACAGTGCCTCGTCTTCTGAAGCAGGATATTCCTTCTCAAACAGGCTGTCGTCGGTATATTCTAGCTTTCGGGCGGCATACCAGGCATTATCGCGCCCAGGACGTACATTCCAGCCATAGAACAGCCGCTTGAACCCATTGAACGGCGCATCCTTGTACACTTTCTTGAACAGGGAGTTCTGTACCATGCCATTTGAGGTGGATACCAGTATCAACTGGCCCCCGCCGTCATCAATGGTAGGCTTCACAGCGGCATAGTTGGCGTCTAGGTGCTCGTGGTAGTCAGCTTCGTCCATGATCACCATCGAAGCAGTGCTGGAACGGCCCGCTTTCTCCGTGGAAGGGAGGGCTAGGATGTTGGAGTGCATGGAAGGGAACTCCAATTCCTGCCTGGAGTCCACCCCTATGCGTACTTGCAGTGCTTCCGGCAGTTGCTCAAAGATGAAGCGGCTCTTAGCGAGCAGTCTCTTGGCTTCTTCTTCTCCTTGAGAGAGCAGTAGGACCATCGCACCCTCAAAGAACAGCACGCGCCACAGTGCATACGCCGCCAATAACCAGCTTGCACCAGTCTGTCTGGACTTCAACCACACTAAGAGCTTGGTCTCTTCTAAGGTCTGGCACACCTCTACTAGGTGGGGCCACCTCTCGAATGGTATGATGCCCCTTCCAGGCGGGGGTTCCAGTATCTTGACGTAGTTCAGGAACTCGTCGAAGTCCCGCTTGGATAGTTCTATGCTGGCGGCTTCGCCTGCCTCTAGGAGCATCTGACGCTGTTCGTCAGATATGGTGCTCATGGACGCTTCATTATTCGGGACATACGCGTACCACACACTGAGCAACTCCCCTGCATGGAGGCAGAGCCATTAGCCAGAGTGCTTGCTACGGCCTTCTTCATGAGGGTCTTCACCCTGCATTGGAGGCAAAACGCTTCAACAGCCTCTTGATCACCTCCCGCATCACCACCGCGGATACGAGCAATCCCACGGGATAGAGCACGTAGGCCGGTAGCGGCAAGAAACGCCCCAAAGATATCAAGGCCGCGTCCTCTATCAGGTGTATCAGTACGAACAGTAACGTCACCGCGTTCGTCGTTTTCACTAATCACCTTCCAACACCTTCCCTTCCCCCTCTATGACTAGAGGGTCATCTTCTTCCACCAGCTTCCTGCGCATGGCTACCAGCTCGCGCAGCTCCGCTGTATTGAAGTCTGACAATGAGTGTTGTACCTGAACGTCGGCAGTGACCTCCATCTGTGTCACTGCCTTCCCCCACCCTCTACTGAGTAACATCTCTGCTGCGGCTAATCTGTCACTTATCTTTGCTTCAAGCCCACCCTCTGCGATCTCCACCAGTAACTTCACTATGGCGTTGCCGTCCTTGGTGGCCTTCCGTACCTTCTCTGCAAGCGCGACCCCCAGTTTCGGCCTGCCACTGGGGTTCCCTGACTGTCCTGGCTGGAACTGCGGGAGGTTCTTGCTAGTCATTCTCTAAGACCTTCATCCCTAATGCGACCATCCCACCTATCGTGCCTGTCGCAATCTCTACCATGTCCGCGAATATGGCATAGCCTGTTATGCAAGAGAGCATGAACAGGGCCATGAATATCTGGGGTCTTATCTTACCTATCATCTCACCACCGTATAGACCATCAGTCCTACCAGCACGCTCAGTATGCCGAGCACCAT